AATACGAAGATAAAACACAGTTTTATGCTCAGTATTACCAAAATCCTAATGACCCATCTAACCTGCGTATCTCTACAGACAAGTTTCAATACTTTGATGTCAAACATGTTACTAATGAGCCGGATGGCTGGTATTTCAAAGACCGTCGAATTAATGTCTTTGCTGCTATTGACTTTGCGTTCTCGACAAAGGCAAAGGCTGACAGCACTGCTATTGTGGTTATTGGCATGGATAGTGAGTCCAATATCTACGTACTGGATATTGACAGGTTTAAGAGCGACAGGATTAGTGACTACTTTAGCGCGATTCTGAGGATGTATCAGAAGTGGGGCTTTAGAAAGATTCGATGCGAAGTTACAGTAGCGCAACAAGTAATTGTCAGAGACCTTAAAGAGAACTATATTGCTCGACAGGGCCTTAACTTAATAGTTGATGAATACCGTCCAAGCAGACACGAAGGCAATAAGGAAGAGCGTATTGCTGCTACCCTTGAGCCTAAGTATGATAATCTGAAGATGTGGCATTGTAAGAGTGCTAACACTGCTGCCTTGGAAGAAGAGCTCATGCTTGAGAAGCCGCCACATGACGATATTAAAGATGCTCTGACAGCGGCTGTGGATATTGCCACGCCTCCGATGAACAGAGGAAACAAAATGAAACGAACTAATGTATTGCAATTTAATAGCCGATTTGGAGGCGTAGCCGCATGAGTGTTAAAGTAGCTGAAATTAAGAACATCCTGCAGCCTCACAGTTTGGCTAGTGAAGTTGCCTATATGTGGGACAATCTCACTACCCAGCGCCGTACTTGGGTTAGCGAGAAGGAAGAACTGCGCAACTACATCTTTGCCACAGACACGACAAAGACTACAAACGCCCAGCTTCCGTGGAAGAATAAAACCACAATTCCTAAGATTTGTCAAATCCGTGACAACTTGCATGCCAACTATGCCTCGGCCCTGTTCCCTAATGACAACTGGTTTAAGTGGGAAGGCTACACTAGGGATGCCGTAACGAAGCAAAAGCGAGAAGCTATTGTGTCGTATATGGGCAATAAGATTAGACAGAGTGGCTTTAGGTCTGAAGTTTATAAGCTTTTGTATGACTTTATTGACTACGGCAACGCTTTCTGGGATATTATCTTTGTTAATGAAACACATAAAGATGAGAATGGCGACATTATTCAGGGCTATCGTGGCCCTAAATTAAAGCGCATTAGCCCTTATGACATTGTATTTAACCCGATGGCCTCTAGCTTCAAAGAAAGCTATAACATTGTACGTACCCTTAAAACTGTGGGCGAGCTCAAATGGGAGCTTGACAACATGCCAGAATTAGGGTATAATAAGGATATAATTGAAGAAGTAGACAAATATCGTAAAACCCTAGGTGCTTATGCTACAGAAGACGTTTCTAAAGCAGTAGCCCTTTCAGTAGATGGTTTTGGTAACTTCTACGATTACTTGCAAAGTGGCTATATTGAGGTACTGGAGTTTGAAGGCTCTATCAACAACAAGGACACTGGTGAATACCTCCAGAACGTCCTGATTACAGTTGTAGACAGGTCTAAGGTCATCCGTGTAGTCCCCATGCCATCGTGGATGGGTAAGACCACCAAGGGCCACGTACAGTGGCGTATGCGCCCTGACAACCTTTATGGTATGGGGCCTTTGGACAATCTGGTGGGAATGCAGTATCGCATTGACCATCTGGAGAACCTCAAGGCTGACGCAATGGACTTGGCTGTGCATCCGCCTCTGGCGATTACAGGCAATGTTGAGGAGTTTGAATGGGGCCCGTCTGCCGAAATTTACATTGGCGAAGGTGGCAATATTCAGGAACTTGGCAGAAGCTTGCAGGGCGTAATGGCTGCTAACAATGAGATTGCTATTCTTGAACAGAAGATGGAAGAGATGGCTGGTGCTCCTAAGCAAGCTATGGGTATTCGTACACAGGGCGAGAAAACAGCCTATGAAGTACAGACCCTTGAGCAAGCAGCCTCTCGCATCTTTCAGAATAAGATTACGCACTTTGAAATTGAATGTATTGAAGACGTGCTTAATAAGATGTTTGAGTCGGCCCGTAGAAACATGGATGGCGCAGACTTGATTCGAGTGATTGACAATGACTTGGGTGTTATTCAATTCATGGAGATTACAAAGACCGACATCACGGCATCTGGTCAATTGCGTCCTATTGGCGCAAGACACTTCTCAGCGCAAGCAACAGTGGTTCAGAATATTAGTAACTTCTATCAATCAGCGGTTGGACAAGACCCGTCGATTAGAGCGCATATCTCTGGCAAAGCAATTGCTAAGCTGTTTGAGGAATTCTTAGGACTTGAAAGATTCCAATTGTTCCAAGAAAATGTTAGAATTCAAGAAGATGCAGAAAGTCAGAGTTTGATTCAAGAAGTTCAAATGCAGTTGCAAGAAAGAGAAATGACACCAACTGAGCCGACACTTCCGCCAGAAGTCGAAGCCGCCATGAGACAACAAGGACAAATGTAAATGGCTACTCGTAAATTGCCGAAAGGCGCAACAACAAAACGACCCTCTAGCCGTGGGTATGCAAGCAATCGTGCCGTGATTGAGAATCTTGTAGCCCCTGAAAAAGTTGCTGCTAACTACCCGTCTACGATGAGTGGCAACAGGGATGTTCAGCGTCAAGCTTTTGCTCAACAAAAGACTGGCATCTCTAAAAACTATAAGATGGTAGGTGGTAAGCTTACTGAAATTAGCGAAGACGAGTGGAAACAGGCCGCTAAAAGATTTGCTGCTGCAGAAAAGAAGATTCCTAAAGGAACCTCTCTTAATCAGGGCAAGGCTGTTAAACTTGCCAAAATGGATGCCATTAAGCAAGCAGTTGCTAAAGTGCAGGGCGTTAAAAATATTGGCTCTGATACACTCACGGCTGCTGAGCGTAAGATGGCTCGCGAGGGCAATGCCCCAGCCAGAGCTCCGGCTACTCCTCCTACACCTAAACCCGACGTTTCTCCTGCAAAGGCTGTAAAAGCTCCGAAGAAAGCTGCTGCGCCTAAAGTTGCTACAACAGCAGCTGCGCCTAAGATGACTCGTGCAGAGCGCAGCGCTGCCAATAAAGCTAAGCATGCTGTAACAAGGGCTGCTGAAGAAAAGAAGTGGGCAGAACAAAAAGCTGCTAAGAAGGCTGGTACTGTCAAGGCCCCAGCTAAAGTTAAAGCTACTGCTGCAAAGCCAGCTGCTCCGACAAAAACAGTAGCTACTCCAGCAGCTAAAAAGCCAGTTGTTGCTAAACCTGCAAAAGTGGCCTCTGCTCCGAAAGTTGCGCCTCAAGTTACCAAGCCAACAGTAACTGCAAGCCCACAAGCCGCACCTACAAAAGCATTTGCTGCTGGTGAAAAAGCTGGTAATTTTGTTAAAGCTGTTGGAACAAAAGGCGGCGCACTTATTAGAAATATTGGCAGAGGACTTCTTAGTGCTGGTAGTATTGGTTTTACTGCTGCTACATATTCTAAAGACTTAGGAAACAAAGCAGCAGATGACGCCGTATGGAATCGCTTAAAGGCAGCTAAGGATGCAGCAAGTAAAAAAGCAGCAACAAACCCAGCGCCTGTGTCAAAACCTATTGTAGAAACTAAGAAAACAACTGCTGTAACATCAAACACTTCTACATTTGGCACTGCATTCAAACAAGCTAGACAAAATCGATTGAGTGGTAAGGCTGGGGATACATTTGAGTATGGTGGCAAAACATATACAAGTTATCAGAAAGGCGAACAGCCTAAAGTTGCAGCCCCTAAAGCTGCTGCTCCTGAAATGCCAAAGTCTGCTGCTAGAACTGCTTGGAATGCCAGCAAAGCAACTGATATGGGTACTATTGAAATTAGTAAGCCAGCTCAGAACAATCAAATGCAGCAATCAATTAGTGCAATGCAATTAGAAGAACAGTTTAAGAAGAGAAAAGGCCCTCGATGAAACTCCTTTGGCTAAAGGGAGCAAAGACTCCCGAAGCAAAGAAAGAACGTAAGGCAATTATTCAAGCAGGTATTCCTGCACTAAAAGTATTAAAGGAAATTCTAGAAGACGAACTAAACAATTTGGAGGACAATGAGTTAAAAAGCGATGTATACAATGCGTCCAATTGGGCGTATCTACAAGCCGATATTAACGGCGCTAAACGAACTTACCGAAAGGTAATTGACCTATTACCAATTGAGGAATCCAAATGAGTGAAGAAAACCTTTTTGCTGAAGTTGCGGCGACCACCGAAGCTACAGCAGTCCCCCAGACACAACAGCCGTCCTTACCAGAGGAAGTTATGGCGTTAGTTGGTACTGGAAAGAAGTACGCAACAGTTGATGACGCTTTGAAAAGTGTTCCACATGCCCAATCGCATATTGCACGTCTTGAACAAGAAATGCAAGAGCTCAGGGAAAGAGCTGCACAATCAAAGGCTATCGACGATGTGTACGAAGCATTGGTGTCACGTCAACAGGGTGAGCAAGTTGTTACCGCTTCTGCTCCAATTGTAGATGAAAGATTTATTGACGCAGTGCTTGAGCGCAAGCTCGAAGAACAAAAGCGAGCTGAAGAGAAACGAGTCAACCTGAGCAAAGTAAGGGAATCTCTGACAGCCAAGTATGGTGAGAAAGCCGCCGAAACCTTCAAGAAGAAGGCAGAGGAACTTGGTATTAATGAGAGTTTCTTAACTGACCTCGCAGCTAAGTCTCCTGTCGCGGCCCTCGAATTATTCGGGGCAAACACCAAGGAAAAGGTGGCTTCGGCAGTACCTAGTGGCTCTATCAACCCACAAGCTTTTGTCCAAAACCAACAACCTGCTCCTCCGAAGGCTGTGATGGCTGGCGCTTCAACATCTGATTTGTTGAACGCATGGAGAGCAGTTAATCCTCTTAACAATCCATAAGGAAAAAATATGCAACTTACTACCAATACAGCGGCTTTTATTGAAGCCCAGCAGTATTCGCAGTTTATCCTTGCGAACCTGCATGACGGACTGCTGCCGTCTACGTTCTATCGTAACGTCAGCGACTTTCCGGCTGGTACTACCCTGAACATCAAGGTCGTTGGCGCTGCCACCGTCCAAGACGTTGAAGAAGACAAAGCCGTCACCTACAACCCGATTGACACCTCGACCGTCACTCTGGCTATCACTGACTATATCGGTGACGCTTGGTATGTGTCGGACGTTCTGCGTCAAGACGGTGCTCAAATCGAACAGCTGATGGCTATGCGTGGTGTTGAATCCACCCGTGCCATTCAGGAAGACTTCGAAACGAAGTTCCTGAAAGTTGCTGGTATCACTGCTCAAACCGCTGGTAACAAGAACGCCATCAACGGCTTCGACCATCGTTGGGTTGCTGACTCTGGCGCTGACAACAGCTACAAGATTGGCCTGAGCGACTTCATCGACATGAAACTTGCCTTCGACAAAGCTAACGTTCCGCAAGCTGGTCGTATCGTGCTGGTTGACCCCGTTGTTGAAGCTACACTGAACAAGCTGGCTGGCGCTACTATCTCGATGGATAGAAACCCGCAGTTCCAAGGCGTTCTGGAGCAGGGCTTTGCCCGTGACCACAAGTTCCTGTTCAACCTGTTTGGCTGGGACATCTACACCTCCTCGCGTCTGCCGACCATCACAGCCGCCGAATCCATCACGCACAACGGCACTGCCGAAACTGCTCCGATTGGCTCGGTTGCCAACGTGTTCATGAGCGTGCTGGACGACTCCACTAAGCCGCTGATGGGCGCGTGGCGTCAGATGCCGAAGGTCGAAGGCGACCGTAACAAAGACTTGGCCCGTGACGAGTTCGTGACTCGCGCTCGCTATGGCTTTGGTCGTCAGCGTCCTGAGTCTCTGGGTGTGGTTCTGACTTCTGCCAGCAACTACTAATAAAGGAGATTTAATATGACTATTCAAGTTATTAACGGCGTTAAAAACTACTACGGCGCTAAAGGCCGTTTCGAAGCCACACAAGGCGTTCTGGAAACAGACGGCTGCGTGAAAGAAGGCGTTGTGGTGTTCACTGGTGATAACTACGCGAGCGTTGCGTTCAGCCTTCCGGCTGGTGCTGCTATCGTTGGTAAGCCTCTGGTGGAAATCACTGAAGCCTTTGTGCTTGGCGGCACAACTCCGACCATCAACATCGGTGTCTCTGGTTCGCACGGTACTAACTACCTTGCTGAAATCAGCGAAGCCAACGCTGAAGCTGTGGGCACATACGCCTCGGCTGCTCCGGCTGGCACACTGGCTGTTGACACTCCGCTGGCGGCTGCTGCCTCCATCGTGGTTGCTCTGGACGGCACAAGCCCGACCATTACCGCTGCTGGTCAGTGTAAGGTTGTGTTCCAGTATCGCGTTATCTAAGTAGTAAATCGAGGGGCTGGGATTGGCCTAGCCCCTCTCTTACAGGAATTAATGCCAAATGGCTAAAATGACTCTGCTAGACGTTGTACAAGAAATCCTGTCCGATATGAACTCGGACAACGTAAACAGTATCAACGATACCATCGAAGCGCAGCAAGTGGTACAGATTGCTAAGCGCACCTATTTCAATATGATTAACGAGCGCATTCTGCCACACACGGCATCGTTCTTTAATCTGACGGCTCTCGTCAATCCTGCAAAGCCCACACATGTCCGTATTGAGGATAATGTCATTCGGGTGGAGAGCATCAAATATGACTGTCGCATGACAGAAGCCGACCCAGTGAATCCTAAAGAACTGATATATTTGATTCCGAAGGACTTTGCTGATTTCGTGATGCAGCGCAATCCTAGTCAAGACACAGTGGATACAGTGCTTGATGTGATGCCGTTGTTCATCATAAATAATTCTGCTCCGACCTACTGGACTTCGTTTGATGATAAAACCATCATCTTCGATAGCTACAACTCGGAGATTGAATCTACCATCCAGAGCTCCAAGTGCTATGCCTATGGCGAGCGTGAGCCTGTGTGGACTGCTACAGATGACTTTATTCCCGACATCCCTGCAAAGATGTTCCCTTACTTTGTCAATGAGACAAAGAGCGTGTGCTTCTACACAATCAAAGAAGCTCCACATCAGAAGGTTGAGCAAGCTGCAGATAGACAGCGCAAGTGGCTGTCTGGAGAGAAGTTTAGAGCTGGCGGCAAACGTATCACCTACCCACATTACGGACGTAAATAATGGCTTCTAATAGAGACTTTGTAATCAAGATGTCAAATACATCATCGAATCGTGTTGTTGCTTATGAGGGAACTTCTGGAGACGTTCCTTGGCAGCTACAAGGAGAGTTTACAAGCCCAGCACTTGCAAAAAGAGCAGTTGAGCGTTATCTCGCAGAGACTAAGCCTGAGTCAGAACAGCAAGTTAAAGTAGAAGAAGCGGCCCCTATCGGAGAGACAAGTGGCAATTCAAAACGCAAACAAAGAGTATAATACATTTGCCAAGGGAATTATTACAGAAGCAAATGCGTTAAACTTTCCAGAAAACGCCTCTATTGACGAAGCAAACTTTATTCTCAATAGAGATGGCAGCAGACAACTGCGCCTTGGCATGGACTTTGAAACAGGATATACAGCTACAGCCGTCTCGTCTATGACGAGTGCGGCTATTGGCGTTTCTAGCCACGAGTGGATTAATGCTGGTAATACAGTAGCCAATCAGT